GGCCGCCCGTTGTGCGTAGTATTGTCAACGTATCCCTGCAGGGACCGCAGAGGGCGCAAGAGCAACAGCGTAGAGTCCCACAAGTACCCGGCGGCGGAGGCACAGAACAGGTGTCATCCGCGCCGGAGACCCAATGAGTTTCACGCGCGCGGATGAATTCGGTAGGCTAGGTGGTCGGCTTATCGAGTGGTTGCCGCGCATAGCCCAGGACCACCGTTTTAGTATTCTTTCAATTGAGGATCAGTGGTTACTAATGGATAAAATGAAAAACACAAAAAAATATGGAAAAATGACAGAAAACAACAAAAAAATGAGAAAAGATGAAACATACAAAAAAATGAATAACAATATCAGCAGTGTCGCTATATCTTTACTTGCTTGCACTTACCCAATTCAAGTCCGCCTCAGTGCAGTGGATATTCAGCGTCTCGTTGACATGGCTCTGTTAACGGACGAAATGTTGGTAGCTCGGGAGACCGGTAGCATCAACGAAGCGTGTGGTAAACCAATCTGCGAGAACGCAGGACACTTACTACAAGAGAGCCACTACAAGTTGTTCCCACCCAAATCACACCCGGGGGCAACAAACCGCGTTAACGTGTTCTTCGAGGAAGTTGCACGTGATATAGCCCGAGCGCGTCCCGACCTATTCAGGAGGTTCTGGGAGGTGAGTGGGCTACTGCGCGGTTGTGCGAACGATCAGGCTGCAGCAGCACTGCTGTACGGATTGGGGTTATGTGGGTCCTGCCAAGATCCCATGCTATATGCATGCTTGGTAGTGTCCAGCCCTAACGAGGCAAAGTGCTTGTCGAACGCCTTGAAAGCGATAGGAGCGAACGGTTGTCGTTAAGGCGCAGTGTTTACCGAAGGGCAGACACTGCAGGGCCGAGCGACACAAACGAAGGACCTGGCTGAGGATGCAGCTTACCGTGTTGACAAGGAACAGGTGAGCAAGAGTGTCGTCAGACCAGAGGCGCGTAGGTTGCGCGAAGCAATTCGAGCAATCTTAGATATGGAATGTCCGCGTGAGGTCGAATTCCCGGATATCGATGACTTCTGGACAGCGCGATGGAAATGGTGCGTCAATGGCTCACACAGTAAGATAGTCGAGCGTGAAGAACCATGGACGTCAGTGCCCCACAACGTCTTTAGCAGGATGTACAGGCGTACATACGTAGAGGAAAAACAAGCGAATATAATACGCGATTGGTCTGGTACGTGCTACTATTCAGGTAGTCTTAAACTAGAACAAGGGAAAACGCGTACGATATTCGCGGGAGATACGGTGTCGTACTGTGCATTTAGCCACTTACTAGGGCCGGTAGAGAGTGTCTGGCGCGGTGAACGTGTTGAGCTCGATCCAGGTAAAGGTGGCGCTTCAGGCATGGTAAGACGCATACGAAGGTTGCAGACCCGTGGTAGTTACAACGTAATGTTGGACTACGACGACTTCAATAGCCAGCACGCGAGCGAGAGCTTGCAGATGGTGGTTGAAGAGGTTAT